TGGAGTTGGATTCCTGGCAGATGATTATAATGTATTGCAAACGGTTACTGCAGTGGCAGCAGCAACTATTAATACAGACCTAAATTCAACTGGTCTTGCAGATCCATCAGTATTTGGATCTATTGAATCGAGGTACGATTTCTACAGTGGATGGGATGAATATGTAATTGTGGCAACTGCGATGTCTGCACTCATTAAAGAGGAAGCAGATGTGTCTGCACTTTTTGCAGTAAAGCAGCAGATCCAGGATCGTATTATTGCAGTCTCAGAGATGAGGGATCTGGGTGAACCCACGACTGTAACAGATGTAAGTAATTACAATTCACTCTGGAACACGGCAACAGCATGAGTAGGATTTCATTTACTCAGCTGTCAACCGGATCACCGGCAACTGACCAGGTACAGGGTTACATTGCAACGGCCCTGAATCCGCTTTTTCAGCTGCCTTTTGCTTCTGGCAACCGTGTGCAGGACCAGGAGATAACAACTGCAGATACAGTTGTGGATCATGGACTTGAGCAAGCACCAGAGGGGTGGATTATTTTAAAGCAGAATGCAGCCCAGGTAATATATGAATCAGCAACAGTAAATGACTTTCCAGAAACTACAGTCATCCTGAAAGCAGGAGGAACTGTAAAAGCAGATTTATTTTTTTTCTAAAAAAATACTATGGCAACAGCAGGGACAAACATCACATCACTGGCAAAACCGGCAGTTGGAGTAACAGTAGGTCCAACGTGGGCTACTGACCTCAACACAAGTATTGATGCAGTTGACAATCACGATCACAGCACTAATAAAGGAGTGAGAATAACACCAGCTGGATTTAATATTAATGCAGACCTGGAGTTTAACGAAAACAGTGCAACAGAATTAAAAAATGTCATTTTTGACAGCAGCGTTACAGCTGCCACAACAAGTTATTCACTTTACCAGGCAAGCGGAAATTTATATTGGCGGGATGGCAGTGGAACCGCAATACAAATTACATTGTCCGGTTCTGTTAATTCGGGAGCAGGTTCCATATCGGGGATGACCGGAACTGATGCAGGAGCATCATATGCAGATGGTTCCAAGACATTTAATTTCTTCACGGACAGTGGCAATGGAGACTATGGAAAAATGGCTCATGCAGACTTGCTGTTGTTCAAATACACAAATAATAATTCCACTGATACAGATTATGTAACTATTGCAGCCAATGCAAACGTAAGTGGTGCATCTGGAACAATATATGTACCATCAGAAAACGGTACTTTTCTTACTACTGCCACATCCTATGCAACAGCTGCAATCAATATTGCAACTTCTGCATCCAACTATCCAATCAATCTCAAACCACATGGAACTGGTCATGTTGTGATTGGTAATGGAGGTGCAACCGGTAAGCTCACTTCCAATGGTGCGTATGATCTTATCCTGGACACAAACTCAGGTAGTTCAAGTTCTAGCATTGCCATTGTAGATGCAGCAAATGGAGATATAAAATTTATTCCAAATGGTACTGGAAAAATTCTGGTAGGAAGTGGAAGTGCAGCTGGTGTAGTAACTTCCAGTGGTGCGCACGACATAACCGTAAGTACAAACAGTGGGACCAACAGCTCATATATCACCATTACAGACGGTGCAAATGGAAACATTAACCTGGTTAATAATGGTACTGGTGAGGTTGTAATCGGCAGCGGATCTGCTTCAGGTAAGATTACAACTTCAGGTGCGCATGATCTTGTGCTGGACACCAATGCAGGTTCTTCAAGTTCAAGCATAACAATCACAGATGCTGCCAATGGTGACATTACCCTTGCTTGCAATGGAAGTGGGGATATTGAGTGCAGCAGTGATGTTAAAACATCAACAAATAAAAAGATTTATTCAAAGGGAAACTGTGTTCAGACAAGTTTCCATTCGTCATTAGTTTTTGGATATTAAACGATTGATATTATTAACAATTTTGTAGGAGATCGAAAATGGCAATACCCACAGCAAGTGGAACGGAAATTTTAACAAGTGTATGGTTAGAGGATGTAGATGATACAGAACAATTAGCGATTACTGGCGTTGAGAATCATATATATACTGTACTTGGATTCACGATTTGTGAGTCAAGCAGTGCCACAAGAGAAATAAGTGTTTATCTGTATGGGAGAGATTCAGGTGAAAGTGCTGCAAATAATCAATATATAGCACTTTTGAGAGATTATTCAATGAAATCAAAGTCAACTTTCTCTTGGAATGATAGGTTCTCTTTTCATGGGTTTGGAAGTAATGGTGGAGCACAAAGTTTACGTTTTCAAGGAAGTGCTTCTTCAGCATTTGATATACAAGTAACTTATGTTGATCAAAACTGGACTTAAGGAGTTAGCATATGACAGGAATAATTAATTCGGCAGGATCTAGGTCTGGTGTCATCAGCACACATGAACTGGATTATGAAGAAGGTTTTCACACTGTGACTATTGCAACATCGTCAAGTGGCACAGTAGCTATTGATGCGAGTTCCGATCAATTATCTTATACTAAAATTGGCAGATTAGTTACGGTAACTGGGGGTTTTATTGTTGCTGCTACAGGAACAAGCTCACCAGTAGGTTATTTCAAAATTTCAATGCCATTCGCAACTGCAAATGAAACGGAATCATCAAGTCGAGCGTGTGGTTCTATCATTGTAGGGGATGGTGCAAGTGCTGACAGTTCAGAGTACGGTGCAGTCGGTTATCAAAACGAAGCTTGGTGTCGAGTTTATTTATGTGATCAGACGGGACTGGGAGCCGATTCAGCACAACAATTAGCGAGTGGTAGTGTTCATATTTTTTTAACTTTTAGCTATTTCACAGTATAAATAAACATGGCATTGACATTAGATAGAATAGAAGTAGTCACCGATTACAAACATCTCCAAATTAGAGAGATTACAGATACAGGTGGATACCATCGGAGAGTTATAGAATGTAATCAGACTCTTGCAGATGATGAACACCAAGAGATAAAGGACAAAGCAGAAGAGTTATGGACTGATGAAGTTAAGACTGCATGGACAACTTTTCAGGCAGAACAAGAATAGCAATAAATGAAAAAACTATCCCTGGATGAACAATTAAAAAAAGCAGACCAGGAACTGGAATCAATATCCACAACTATAAATGAATTAGCAACGCGCCAGCAGCGTTTAATCGGTTACAGACAATGCCTGGTTGACATGAAGGAAGGTAATGCCACTCCAAAAAACCCTGGTTCCAGTTGATATTGTTGCAGGATTGGACACAAAGAATGATCCAAAACTCACGCCTAAATTAACTGATCTGCAGAATGGCAGGTACACTGTTGGCAGCCAGATCTCAAAACGCCTGGGCTACACTGCACTTTCCCAGGATATTTCAGGTTCAACTGATATATTATCTTCTGGTGAGGGATTAACATCCTTTCAAGATGAACTACTGGAATTTTCTGGTTCAAAACTTTACAGTTATTCTGAATCAGTTGCACGCTGGATTGACAAAGGCGGGTTTCAGTCTGTAAAGATAGATTCTGATGATATAATCAGAAACACTTCTGAATGCAAAAACCAAGACAGTTGCGTTGCATCCGGCCTGCAACTTTTTGCCTGGGAACAATACTCAAGTGCAGGGGTTTTGGAGGGAATATTCGCCTCAGTTTTGGATTCAGTTTCTGGCGGTATGATCCAGGCTGCAACTTTGATTGATGCAACAGCAATTAATCCCAGGTGTGTACGTTTAGGCCCAAATCCCACCCTCTGTTACATCGACACTTCTGCATCTCCACATTTGCTGAAATGTGTCCAGGTGGATATTAATAATCCAGTTGCATTTAAAGCTGCAAATACAATTTCATCAGTAGTTAATGCTACAAATCCAGTTTATGACGTTGCAATTTATTCAGATAATGTAAATGTTGGCAACGGTATTTTTTGCTACAACAATTCAGGTGTAACGAGAATTGATGTTGGTTATCTGACAACAGAGGGTGTACTAGGTACACCAGGGTCTGGTTATCCTACGGTTGTAACAATTTTATCTACCAATGCCACTGACTGTATTGCAATTTGTGCAGATAAAGTTAACACAGCAGCAGCAGAAGAAGAAAGAATTTATGTTGGATATGCTTCAACAGGTTCATCAGCAGGGTTAAAAATTAAACGTCTTGAAAGTATATTGACGGTGGAAGCTACCCACACGGTTGAAGGAACTGCAACTTTAATTGATGGTGCATCAATGATGGTCACGCAGGCTGGAGATTTGCAGATAGTCTACACGCTCAATGCTACGAATACTTATGATCACCAGGTAAAAGGCGCACTTTATAATATAACAAGTGATTCTATGGGAGCAGCTGCAGTTATCAAGCGCAGTGTGGGGTTAGTCTCAAAACTATGGGAATATGACTCAGAAAAATATTTTATTGCAGTCCATGATTCTAGTCTGCAGCCAACTTATTTTGTAATCAATACAGATGGACTTATTTCTGCAAAAATTCTACCTGGAACTGCAGCTACACTTCCTGCCAAGTTTCTTGCTTCTGTAGATTCATCAGCAACTGGTATTTTCAAATATGGTGGTCTGGTCCGTACCAGGTTGACAAGTAAAAATAATGACCTGTATTCACTCACTGGTGTTTCAAATATCACGATTGATTTTACATCAGTTGAAAGATTTGAATCTGCAGAATTAGGAGGTAATCTGCATATTGGAGGTGGATTTGTTTCAATGTATGATTCACAGCAGATTGTCGAACTGAATTACCATTTGTATCCAGAAAATATTAGTGCAGCAGTCAATAATTCTGCTGGATCTCTGGCAGCAGGTACTTATCTCTACCAGGTAATCTGGATCTGGACTGATGCCAAAGGACAGGACCATCGAAGCGCACCATCAGTGGCAGTTTCAGCTGCACCCTCTGGTGGATCTTCAACTGTAACACTCACAATACCTTCCCTGCGCCTGACTCAGAAAACAGATGTAATTTGTGAAATTTACAGAACCGTTACTACAGGCAGGCTATTTTTCAAGATTGGCACAGTGGCAAATAACACAGCAGCAGATTCGGTTTCTTTTGCAGATGCAGGTGCAATTTCTGATGCAAATTTAGTTGCAAAAGAGAGTCTATACACTAACGGTGGAATCATTGAAAACATACCACCACCTGCTTCATTGATACTGACACCATACAAAAACAGGCTTGTTTGTGTATCTTCTGAGAATCCCAAAAAACTGATATATTCAAAAAACAGAATACCTCTAGGTCCAGTGGAATTTTCAGATGTTTTCAGCATTGTTTTGAACAAGGCAACCAGGATTACAGCACTTTCTGAATTTGACCAGAAACTGATAATATTTGAACCAAACCAGATATTTTACATCACAGGTAACGGACCAAACAGTACCGGTGCGCAAAATGATTTCAGTGCAGCAAATTTGGTTACTGGAGATGTGGGATGCAGCAATACTAACAGTCTTGTTTTAATGCCGTTGGGTTTAATGTTCCAATCAAACAAGGGCATATATCTTTTAGACCGTTCTCTGCAGACTATTTATATTGGGGCCGAGGTGGAAGCATATAACTCTCTTACAATTACATCAGCAGAACTGATACAGAATGAAAACCAGATCCGTTACCTCACCAGTGATGGCAGATGTTTAGTTTACGATTATTTCTATGGGAAATGGTCAACCTGGACAAATCACGAAGGACAGGGAGGAACAATCTGGAACAGCAATGGGGATTACGTATATTTACGGACCGATGGGCGCATATTTCAGCAGTCAAGTTCCAGCTACAAGGATGATAACGATCCAATAGAAATGAGCCTGACCACTTCCTGGGTAAAAACCGGAGGTATCCAGGGATTCCAGAGAATACGCAGGGCATTGGTCCTGGGAGATTTCAAAAGCACCCACACCCTGCAGCTGGAAATTGGACACGATTACCAGGATTACTTCAATGAGCTGCACAAATTCAACTACATAACAGACCTGGAAATTATCGAGTATGGAGATTCTAGCCCATACGGTGATGAGGGTTATTTTGGAACAAATTCTGGTGTTGCAGATGGAGTCTACCAATTTCGTGCGCACTGCAAAAAACAGAAATGTCAGAGTGTGCGTTTCCGAATATCTGATACAGAAGAAGCAATTCCAGGTCAAGCCTATTCTATTTCTTCACTGATGCTTGAGGTGGGTGTCAGATCTAATTCTATGAAACTTCCACAGCAAAAACTAACATGATGAATCAAATGGGGGGCCAATCCCAATTCAGTGACGAAGATCTCAGAAAACTTGCAATACTTCTCCAGCAGATGCCTGCAAATGAAGGTCTGGCATCAGTCACTCAAAATGAAACACAGTTGATGAAGGATTATGGTGGTTCAGGTACGCCTTTGCCTGGAACAGAAGGACTTGGACCAGATGGTGGTCTGGTGCAGAGTTTTCAACCACCAGGTGGTGGTGCAACTTCAGAAGGTAGTGGGAGAGATGTTGGTGGAGGAAGTACAAGTGGTGGTTCAAGAGGTGGTGATTATGGACAATCTGGTGGCGCATCTACAGGAGGACATGGTTCACATGAGGGTGCAGCTCAACCAGGTTACACTGGCACTCAACATCCACAAGGACCAGGTCCACAAGGTTTCACAACTGGAGATTCAAGTATAACAGGGACAGGCCCAGGTCCAGGTGCTTCAGGTGGTGGTCAACCATTTTTCGACCCCCATCAGCTGGGACTGGTGGAGGATGAGGGTGAATTACAAGAAACCTTTGGAGGTGGAACAATAACTCACCCAGATGGAACTGTTGAATCGGGTGGAGTAATAATTCACCCAGATGGAACTGTTGAATCTGCTGGAGATGGAACAGGAGGTACAACAACAGCTGCAACAGTTGCAGTTGCACCTCCAACATACAAGGACAAAAACGGTAATGAGTATGATTCCCCAGATAAAGCAAATAAAGCAAATATAACGATTGATGCTAATATTGCTATAATTGAAGGTTTGGATCTAACAACAGATGAAAACTTTAAAAGTTGGATGTTAAATAATAAAGACAGCTACCCTGTTCCACCAAATTCTGCAGCATCACTGGAGGATGCATTTAACAATGCCAAACTCAAGGCAACTGATGCTGCTGCTGTAGAGTTGCCAAAAATGGTTGAGAACATGAATATTTATCTCAGCAAAAATGGCGCAGCTGTTCCGTATGATGAATGGGCTAAAACTTATCCAAAACCAGCAAATTTATCAGAAACTACTATGCGTACAATGTATGCAAAGGCAGTTTTCAAAGCTGAAAGAAAGGAAGCATTTACACTGACAACTGAAGAGCTGGAAAGTTGGATGAGACCACCTGTTGTGATTGCAACTGCAGACAACTTTGAAGAGTGGTGGGAAGGTAAAAAAGGTCAGTTTAAGGATGGAACTTTTGATGATAGAGCATTTGCAGAAGAAGCACACGCATCAGCAATTATAGGAGATGCAAAGAAAGTTACAGTTGGTTCGGTCTCAGAGGCAACTGCACCCACATTAGGGACCATTGATGCAGCAGATACTGTGACAGTGGGAACAACTGGAGATGTTTCTGACACAACAGTTGATGCAATTCAGGCAGTGACTGATGCAGACATGGATGTTATTTTTGCAGGAGGTGAAGGTGAGGATGCAACTGGAATTGATACTGCAGAAGCACTACTGATTAAAAGAGTAGAAGGCACTGCAGTAAGTCCAGCAGAGGTGCAGCTGAAGAGAAGTGTGGAGAATAACTTGAGGATGCTTTTGGGGGCCACGGTTGGAGCAGATGTAGATCCAGCCAAGGTAAGACAGCTCAGAAATATCTGGGCAGACATGACTCAGGAGGTGACAGGCAAAGCTGCAGAGATCCGTTCCCAGGAATCTATGGCAGCAGAAAAGGAATTGGTTGCACTCTACCAGGGCAAGTCCACAATGAAACTTCAAGTTAGGCTTGCAAACCTGGAAGTTGAAAAACAGACTGCATTTAAGAATGGTGAGCTTGAACTTGCTGGAAAATTGGCAAATCAGCAGACACGATTAACTGAGGTAATTACGCAAGCAAATATTGATAAAAGTCTCAGTGAAGCAGATCTGAAATCGAGAACAGATGCAATGATTGCACAGGGTACAATGGACCAGGCAACTACCCTTGCAAATCTGCAAGCGAAAAAAGATATTGCAATTGCACAGGGCAAAGCGGATGTGGCACTTTCCGTTGCAAATCTGCAGAAAAATATTTTACTTGCACAAACAAATGTGGAAGTTGCCGTTAAGCAGCGGGCTATGGACGATGCATTAGCAATGGTGGCCTACAAAGGAGAAATGGCATTAATGGGATTGGAAGTTGAGATAGATGTTGAAGAGATGAAGACAGACCTAACCAAGATGGGATTTGAACT